CAAGTATATGGACGAAATCGAGATCTTGAGAGTACCTGGGTTCGATAGTGCGGAATTGCGAGTAGGCATGTACGGCAATTACTACACGACTCGCCCCGGTCATAATGGTGTGATCACAGTTCAGACAATTGAGTTCTAAGTAAAAGAGTGGGGTAATCGTTCGCGGAGCGGTTATCCCATTTTTAAATTCCGCATCGCATACGGCTGGGGAGCTAAGAAGCGATTACCTCCAACCCAAGGGAGATCAAATGGCTAACCGAAGATTTAATCAGTTTTACAATACTTTGCACAAATGCCCTGTCCAACTCGACTGCAATTTCACTGTGGATGCAACGAACGGAAATGGGTTCGGTGTCCGCTCTGTGAAGGGGGCCGGCATCATGAACGTATTCATGCATACGAGTGCTGCCTTCACGGGAACGTCTCATAGCAGCACTTCTATTACTGGAATTGCATCGGGCACCTCGAGCTTGGTTGTCGGGATGCCGGTTCAGGGATCTGGAATCGTAGCCGGAAGCACTATTGCCTCTATCGTATCCAGTTCTGCTATTACTTTGAGTGTGGCTACTAGCACTTCAACGACTGGATCAATCACCTATCAGGGGGTAGGCCGGAATGGGATTGCAAATCCTAATCCAGCGGTTGGAAATATTCTGATCCAGTTTGAAGACACTTATAACTATTACATCGGAGGTTATTCAGGTTTTATTCCTCCGGTGAGTGGATCGACGATTGCCATTGATTCAACTAGTCTCACGGTTGGAGTGGTCTATATCATCGTTTCTCTCGGAACCTCTACAGCCGCTGATTGGGTTGCGGTAGGTCTTCCGATCGGAACAGCTCCCGTAGTCGGAGCAACCTTCATGGCCATCGCAACAGGCGCAGGATCTGGGACTGGGCTTGTTGAGATTCCAGCTGCCACCTATTCGGCTATTGATCATATTGAGGCCATCGGAGACCCGAATCAGACCATTAATTCCTCGCAAGGAACTCCGACGAACGTGAATCCTCCTTACATGTGTTTACAGACCATCTTTGAAGGCGGACTTGCAACGGCTGCAAACAACACAGTCATTGGCTGCACATTCGTCTTCCAAAACAGCAACATCACTAACCAGGGCTATTAAGGGGGTGATCCTTGTTCTTTGATGATCACAAAAAGATAGCAACAGCGATGCGAGGAAGGCGAGACGGCAAGGGGAACCGTGAAGCGGCTCCTACTGCCATGAAACCTGAACTCTCTCAAACAGAGCCGGGAGTCATGGACGGAAAACATGTAGCCATGCAAGACTTTATGGCAGCGCATAAAGAAGGGTCTGCTCAAAAGATGAGTGACGCGATGTCTAATTTCATGGCAATCCATGCGGGTTCTGATGCTGCTGAATCGTCTTCCGAAGGTTGAGTGTCGAGTTATCCTGAATATGGAATCCTAGAGAAATCCTCTCATCATCCCTCTAGGATTCCACTTTTCCCAAGGAAGGGATGAGATATGCCGGTTCCCTCAGCTCCAACCAATGTTTGGGCCCAAAACGGGGACGGTTACGCATATCTCTCCTGGGCCATCACTCCCACAGCGACAAGCTATCAAATCCAGCGATCGACGAACGGGGTTTCCTTCTCGAATCTTGCAACATCTCCAGTCAACAATTATTCAGATGAATCCTTACTTCTCAGTGTTGCGGTGGATGCAACTGCTCTTGTGGTTGGAAATCGTTACACCATTACCGCGGTAGGAACATCCACCGCAGCTGATTGGACTACCTTGGGGCTTCCCACAGGAGTCTTTGCAGCCATTGGAGTATCTTTCATCGCTGCGGCTACCGGAGCAGGTTCAGGTTCGGGAACGGTTCAGGAATATGGGAACAGCTATTGGTATCAAGTGGCGGGGATCAATGGTTCCGGAACGGGGACTTTTACCAACACCGATCCAAACGGCTTCCCGCTCGTTGTTTCGCCGGCTCCGATAGGCCAGACGACGCTTGTAGACGTGAGAACCCAGGCTAAAGAGCGCGCCGACATGGTCAATTCCAACTTTGTGAGTTTGCCAGAATGGAATAAATACATCACGCTGGCCTATAAAGAGCTCTATGATCTTCAGATCGCAGCCTATGGAAATGACTACTATGTCAAACAGCCCTACACCTATACAACTGCTCAAAGTATTGATCCTAACTACAATGCTTCTGTCTATCCTCTACCCAATGATTTTTATAAGCTCATTTTGTGCGAAGTGGCTCTTAATCCAGCTGATCCGAATTCGTGGATTACTTTAAGACAGTATGAAAGGATTCAGCAAAACCTTTGGAACTATCCCAATGTTTACACCTTTTATGGCATCACGAACTTACGGTATCGACTCACTGGCACACAACTCCAAATTGTACCCATTCCGAGTGCGAATCAGACAATTCGGATTTGGTATGCTCCTCGTCCTGCTCGCCTTGTCGCTGACACTGATCTCATTGATGGTATTTCCGGTTGGGAAGAGCATATCATTCTTAACTCAGCTCGTAAGGCATTGAAGAAAGAGGAGTCAAGCGAAGAAGCAATGGCTCTTGAGGCTGAGCTCGCCCCCATGACAGCGCGTCTCGAAGCTATGGCGGCTAACAGAAACATTGCCGAACCCATGAAGGTTTCTGATTCGAGAACTCGTAATTTCTCATTGGGTTCTGAAGATGGGGCCACAGGATCCGGAGGGGGGCTTTATTAATGGCTAACCCTTTTCAAATCATTATCACAGGAAATACATTCCTTGACAGAATCCAAGCGAATATCACGAATGCGTTCAATTCTTTTGTGGGCCCTTTCATCGGAGGAACTTTACTGCCTTCTGTTTATGTCGGGACTGGCGCTACTGCTATTAATCATGGACTAGGCCGAGTTCCTACCGTTTGGGTAATCTGTGATCAGAATACTTTGACGGATGTGGCTAGAACGGCTTGGGATAAAAATACCATCACTCTTGAGGCAGGGACCGCCTGTGTCATCTCCCTGTATGTGAACTGATGCAAGACGTTGTCGTTCCCATTGATATGGGGGGTGGGATCGATACAAAGACCGATCCGAAATTAGTCATTCCTGCTAATTTCCAGCTCATTCAAAACGGAATATTCACCAATCCGAAGCGTATTTCTAAGCGCAATGGTTATGACTCCCTATCTCTTTCCGAAATAGGAACAAATTCAGGTGTCATTTCAAATATTACGATGGACGCCACCTATAACAATGAGCTTCTTTGCGCTGCAACTGGATCTCAAGGGCCCAATAGACTTTTTAGTTATTCCGAAGATCTTTTGGGCTGGATCGATCGCGGTAAATACGCCTCCGTAAAAGTATCGAGTCAAGAAATAGTCACTCAAACCTCATCGACTGTAATTGAAGCATATGTTGCTGGAGATCCACACGTCGGAAATACGAGTGTCGGAAATGCCAGTGTTGCTATCTCTGGGAATATAGCTCTCTATGCATATGATCCATTCACAAATGGATTCGCTGCGGCATTAGCAAATTCATGCATCACTGTAATAGACACAGAAACGGGAACCCGTCTCGCTGATCGTCTTCCGATAACGAATGCTCTTGGTTTTTCAAAAGCCATGCTTCTTGGAAGTTCAACATTGGCTGTTTTTTATATTTCTACGACCGGAACATATGATCTGTGTGCGCGCATTGTAACAATCACTGAATCGGGAGGGGTTGTTTTAGGATCAGAGGTCACCATAGGAACGTGCTCAGCATATGGAGACACCTCCGTTCAATTTAATTTTTGCTACGATGTGATAACGACATCTACGGGCGCTTTTGTTGCAGTCGCTAATGAGCCAAATCTAGGCATTTATACGATCAATACGGCGGCAACAACTATTCACAGCGCATCTATCAGCTCAACAGGAAATATAACCCCAGTCAATTCTCTCGCAGATAACTCTGGTAATTTCTGGATATACTGGGGAAGCGCCAACACAGCTCTTTATTATGCCGTGTACTCATCGACGCTATCCTCTGTTCTGGGTGCTACATTGGTAAAAACTCTTGCTACTGTCGTGGGTGTTCAGCCGGATTTATTTCAATGCACAGCAATAAATGTATCATCCACGACTCAGACTGTTTATTTTTCTGGATTTTTACAGCTTGCCACCAATTCGCTCACACATGGAGCGATGATACCGACCATTTATCAATGTACGGTGAGTGTGGGCGGATCTGTTGGGACTACTACTACATTCAAACATAATCTAGACCTATACGGTAAATCATTCACAATGAATGGTGCCACGTATCTTATGTGCATCAATTGGTCCCAGGAATTTGCAACCGGATTCATCGTAGATGTTGCTGATGGTGTGGTTATTTCAAAGTTCAATCAAGATCGGGCTGAAGCCATCTATCAATATGGATTTAATACGACGCCATATGCCATTTTAAGTTCACGTTATCCTGGATTATTGGCGACACCATTTTTTCCTACGGCAACCACAGTTATTTTTGGATCGAATTACGTTACAACATTGAACACGCAAGTAAACAGTGGATCAACAAATCTATCGAGCTACC